CAAAATTCTTCGCATTTAAGATACGAAGTTGATCAGTAATTATTGCAGCCATTTTGGGAGGACTTTTTGTTATTTATAGTGGTTTATGCTGTATAATCTCTGAATTTCAGAGGTTCAAATCTGGACACCAATCCACCAGTAGAAATTCCACTAACTCCATCGTTTCCGTAGAAGTTAAAAGTGAGTGGTTCAGTTCTACCACCAAATTGAATCTTACCCCAACTATAGTTGCCCATCTCAGATTTGGATTCAAAACCGAATGTTCCAGGTTTATCAACATTCACGGTAATTCTTTGAATAGCCGTAACACCGATACCACCGACATTCTGATCTCTTCTTTGTGAAGAGATGACCTTGTAAACATTATCAACAGAAGTAGTTCCAATACCAATGGTAGATCCTGAACCATCCTGTGAGGCAAATGTATCAGCGATAGAAACATTCGTATTAAAGATAGTTAAGTAATCATTAGTTGAGATAGAACTAATAGTAACACTTGATCCAACATACTCAGCATCTCTCATGAATGATTGAACTGGAATGTAGAGATCGAAGTAAAGTTGATGTTGAGAACCAGTCGAAGTAGTTCCTAAACCAACAATATTTCCATAATCACCTGTGTAACTATCAACTTCAATTTCTTCTCTTACAAGAGTTGGTTCAGAGATAAGAACCAAAGGAGGATTGGTGTTTGTGTAACCAGTTCCGGGGTTGGTAATAGTTACAACACCAACACTACCACTTGATAGTGTAAGTGTTCCAGTTGATCTTGTTCCATCAGAAGGATTAGCTATACTTAGTGTTGGAGCCACAGTGTATCCAGAACCAACATTAGTTACGTTGATAGAAACAGTTCCAAGTCCAGAAACAGTAGCTGTAGCAACTGCTGGAACTAAAGTATCTTGAGATAAGATCTTGATCTTGTTCTGGAAATCTCTATCACCTGACTCACTATAAGTGTCAAAGAGAGGTCTTACACTATCAACATAAGCAATCGTTGAAGCCAAACTGATCGGTTGAATTAGATAAGAAGTTGGATAAATCATAGGTTCATATTCGACCCTATCCTTACCTATTTCTTGTCCATTAATGATCTTATCAACTTGTTGCTTACACCACGTCAGAGGTCTACTGAGAGTTGTATCATTAGTAACACCAGGACCACTATAGGTGGTGGTTTGAACACTATCAATAGTATTAATACCAACAACAGTTCTCACATCTTCATCCAATCCAGTTCCCTGTCCCTGTTCTGGATTATTGTTGATATCTAATGTATCACCAGTTTTAACTGTTTCTAGAATATCAGTGAATACAACATCAACATCTCCACTACCCTTATAGAATAGTACTTTTGAACTATCACCAGGTTCTGGTGGTTCAACAAACTGGACAGTACCACCACCAGTAAAGTTATATGCAACTTCTGGTTGTTGGAGAATATCATTAATGAAGATCAAAAGTGTTTTATCAACTTCAATAGGTGATCCGGGTGCTGATTGGATTGAAAGTGCGACATCATTAACTGATAATCTAAAACTTCTACTTAAACCATCAAATTGTGAATCAAAGTTATCAAGAACCTGAAGTTGTCCAATAGAGAAACCATTGAAATCATCTTGATAGATTTCGTCAACAGTAATCTGGAACTCACTAAAGGATCCACTAGTAGGAATACCAATTACTCCGCCAACAGGAACAGTTAGAATCTCACCATTACCATAAGCGAAACCTTCTTGTTTCAGTTGATAATCAATAACACTACCACCAGCTCCAACTTGAATGTCAATAGTTGCAGATTGGCCAATACCCTGTACAGAACTTCCACTATAGACCAGAGGAATGTTTGTATATGAAGCAGGATCATCAATTACAAGTTCAGGTAAATTAGTAGAGGTATAACCAGATCCAGGGTTAGTAATCGTAACACCGGTAACATTGCCACCAGATACAGTAGCTTTACCAATGATTTGAATGTTAGGAGTTCCAATACTAGAAGTCTGAACACCAACAAACACTGTTCCTAATCCTGATCTATAACCAGATCCAGAGTTACCAATACTTACAGATGTGATTGTTCCAGCTGTAGATACAGTAACTGTTCCACCAGCTCCAATCAGAGGTTGATATCCACCACCTTCTGTTGATCCAATAGAGACAATGAAACCACCAATAGGAAGATTACTTCTATTGGGATCATAACCAAAAGCTGCTCCACTCTCTTCAAATCTGATGGAAGAAATTCCAGAGGCAGTTTCAGAAAGATCATAGGTTCCTTGATTTGCCTGAGCACCTTGTGGTTCCTGGAAGATATTGTTGATCAGAATAATAGCGTTATCTGTTGAGAACCCTGTGGTATTCTGACCCTCACTAGTAAGTCTAAACTCACTTCTAAGACCAGTGAAATTATTTGATACATCATCAAATACGTGGTTAGCGAAATATGTCTCTTTGTCAGTATTGACAGGAGCGGTTCTCATAAAGGTCCTACCTTGGAAAGTAGAATGTGTAGTCAAACCAGCATAGTCTCTCTCAGAAGGTGCGGATGATGTGGTAGAGAGTGGGATAGCTCCATATGGTGGAGAGACGAAGTTCAGAGTGCTTCCAACAATATTATAAGTACCACTCATTTTAGTGATAGTAGATCCAACACCATGAGGTTGTAAGTTTGTTCCAAGTTGTCCTCTCTGGACAGTCAAATTTCCGGCTCCAGCAACACCAACAGAAACAACACGCATCACTTCATTACCAATCTTGATCAGATCAGCTGCAGCAATAGATGTTATACCAGTAGTTGGGAATATAGAATCAAATATAATATTATCATTGAGAGATGTTACGATTTGTGTTTCGGATAGAGGAGCTTGAATCATATTATCAACAGCAATCAGAGCCTTGGAGTTCTGTTTCTTAGCTGTAATATTATGAGAGGTTCCGATACCAACTGAGGTGAACTGGAATACCTCTGGATTTAATCTTAATGCCTTCTCTGCACTTTCTGCAAATCTGACACTACCATCTCCAACCTTAACAACAAACAAATCTCTAGGAAGTTTGTTAGTAACACCAATACCAGCTACACTAGTTGCAGCAATTCCAATAGCCTGTTCTGTTTCATTACCAGCATAAGAGTAAGTAACATTTTCACCAGTAACAAAGAAGTGTTCTTTGAGGAATAGTGTGTTTTGGTCAAAATCAAATGTTGCCGCGGTATTGCCAGCAAATTGTCTCTGGAAGATTGGAAGACCATCATGTTTTAGATCAAATGCAGTTCTCAGATCAAGTTTAGTACCTCTATACAATCCTGTATTTGATTTAATATCAACATTGTTCAGATCCAAGTTGATTGGGGCAGTCACATCAGCGTCATAAATCTTCTGTTCAATACCAAATGTTCTGACTTGAACAGCTGTACTTGCATTAGGTGTATAAGTTAAGTTTCTATACTTACCAGTTGTTGTGAATCCGATCTGACCAATACTATTACCAGTACGGACGTTTGCAAACTCTACAAAACCTTCATTCGATTCAGAAGCGATAACACAAACTTCAAACATCTCATACTGAGAATTAGTTGTGTCCTTAACAGATACAATATAATAACCAGTAGAATATGGTTCCTCAAACTGAAGGATTGTATTAGCTGATGGTGACCCAGAAGATGCAATATTCTTAAATCCAGAGTTTAATCTAGATTCTTGGAATGTTAATGAAGAGATACCGGTTGCAGAATCAGATATTCTTACAACAGAACAATTAGTTGTAACAGCAGAACCAACATTTGGTGTATATTCAAGAATAAAGTTGCCACCAGATAATCTAGATCCAAAAGTGCCGAATCCAGTAGATGAGTATGAACCAGGTTTGGTTTGCATCTGACCATATTCCACCATATGAACATCAGTTCCATCATGGATCAGGTTAAACTCATTAGATGCATATTCACCTTTATCATCTTCCTGAAGAACAAGAACCTTCATCGCTCTGTCGTTTGCTGCCGTAGTATCCACAATTTGAGTAGTTACTCCATCAGGAACAGTGACCCTATTAGAGCTTAGAGCGACACTATTACCAAGTTGGGTGTTACCAATAGAAGTTATATTGTCCTTAATACTGATAGAAATGGTGGATGTATCATATATGTTGTTCGCAAACTTTACAGGATGGAACTGAAGATTCCAACCATCAGCAGTTGAGAAGTAATCAAAGTATCCAAGTTCTGGATAAGTTTCTATTGTTGCATATTCTTGCATATATCCAATACTTTCACTTTGAATCAGTGAAACAATAGAGAACTGTCTCTCATCTGTAAAGATTCTATCTCTTACAAATGTGAATATTTTGTTATAAATGTCATTGAACTCGAATGCATCAATATCACTATACTTAGTAGGTCGTTCGTTACTGAAGAACTCACCACTAAAGTCATCAATATCAAGAACTCTATTACCAACGGATTGGAAGTAATCTGAAAGAATTCTATTCTCAAAGAAAATTTCATCAGAAGATAGAACACCATTTATAATATTGTTACTCTCAGTTACATAATCAAAATCATAGAAACAATGGAGACTTGCTCTACCAACAATATCGGTAGTAGTGTCAACATCAGAGTCAAAAGGTTGTGCAATGGCTAACGGTTGATCTTCAATACTGATGACTTGAAGGTCGGAGAACTCTTTATATCCAGAAGTATGGTTGAGTGCAGATACTGGATCTTCCCAGGTATCATAAGGAATTCTAGATTTGATAGAATATGAGAATGTTTGATAATACTCATTGTTGGGGATTCTTTGTAAGGAATCATTCAAGAAACCTGTGTTCTTCTGCCAACCATAAGTTATAGTTGCACCAGCACCTGTAGTAATTTCAGCATCAAAATCAATTTTAGTTTTAATGACGGCTTGAGTATCAGAAGATAGACCTTTTACAATTTGACCAACTTCATATTCTTTAGAGGTATCAACCTTAAGAATTTCAGTAATTGGGTTCCAGGATTCAACCCTACCAGTTTGTTTTCCTTCATATAAGACTACTTCATTTTTAAAGAAATCATTTGTTGTGAGTGTAGAGTTGAAAATTGGGAAATGATCAACAGGAATAACTCTACCAGATGAGTTTGGCAAATCTACATTACCAGGAACATCACTATCATTCAGATATTCTTTGAGACTGTAATCAACATATGCTCCAGGACCACCACCAAGATTGGAGTCCGAAGCAGTCACAGTGAAGAACTGGTAACTATAGTTTTCAGAGTTATATCCTTTAGCTGTAGAATTGACACCAACGTTCAAGTTTTCAACAAAAATCTTACTCCCAACACCATATGGGAATGCACTAGCGTCACTAAATGTACTGTTCAAATAAAGTCTAACAGTCTTAGTTGATGGTGTGTATGCTAGAGAAGCGATACCAATGCCATTCGTATTGTCAACAGGAATTATTTCTGGTGGCACATTGTACATTCCTGTAGAGTTTTGGAGAATAGTGACTTGATTATCTCCAAGACTATAAGTAAGAGCTAAATCTCCAACAACTTCTCTTGTAAATCCATCAAGAACAACCAAGCTTGGTGCTCTCAGATAATTTCTACCACCAGAACTAATACCAATAGACTCAAATGATGTTAGAGATTCTAATTCAAGAATTTCAGGTGGATTAGCAATAGGTCTTAGAGTCTCATCAGTTGGATAGTCAAATCCAATATTCTGTGAATTAAAAGTTACTCTTTCAATCTTACCAATAGAAGTGCTTTGTGGTTTAAGAATACAACCACTACCGTGAGATGTAGTTACCCTTTTGATACTAGGAATACTATCATAGTTACTACCATTATCTAACATCGAAATACGACTGATTGGACCAAGAGCCGTAGATGATGTGGTTTCATATGTGGTGACTGAGTTCTCAATATTATATGTTGAAACATCAGGTTCTAGAGAAACATTATAACTGAAGGTAGTCGTTCCAATACCACTGAGTGTATGGACACCATCATATCTGGTTTTTTCTACACTGATTTCCTGATGTGAATTTACATCAGTGTCAATAAAGATTTCTTTTTTAACATTAGTGATGATATCATTATTAATTGGAACAAACTTATACCATAAGTTTGTTGGAACTTCATCAGATACCAATAGAGTTAGATTTGCATCTGAATCGATACCAGGTTGCCCAGAAGTTGTAACTTCAAAAGTAGTTTTGGTTTTAGATGTGTCATACACATTGGTATACTCACTATCACTATACAGTCTTAACTCAAAAGCAGAATAACGAACACCACTGACAACAAAGGAAAGTGATGGATTGGAAAGATCAAATTTGAGTCTGTTGTTCCTCTTTACATACAATGGTGGATTAATCTTGAAAAGAGTACCATTACCAGATGAAACAATATCAATAACTTTTGGTCTATCTTTCGATAGTTGGAACTTCTCTTTTATAAGTTGAATAGAGTTTGTATCATATGGATAGACGTAGTATAACTGATCGTCATCTAAACCATTGATAGATGAAGAACCTTCCCTATAAAGAACTTTATCACCTTTAACAAAATCATGACCTATTATAGTCGCAGTGTTTTTGACAGTATCGGTAGCAGTAATACTCTTAGGATCAAATAAGATTCTTCTAGAAGAATCATCATAAGTAACACTCACTGTTTTAGTATCAGTTGGTTTGACAGAAATGTATACAGTATCAACAACTGAAAGACCGTGTGTTCCAGAAGTTGCAACATTGACTGTAGTTCTAGAGATTCTACCAGTCAATACATCGTCCTTATCTGTAAGGAAACTATGGTAGTCATTAGTGGGAACAGATGTGAAGTAAAGAAGTCCCGAAGTTGTTCCAACTCCAACAAATTGTGCTTCAGTTCCCATACCAATCTTATTGGTGGAAAGACCAATAAAATCTCTACTTATAGGAGCTGTGTAATAAAAATTATATGTGTCTAAGTTCTTGAAGGTAGGAGTGATACCATTCCAAACACCAATAGCAGTTCCACCCTGTCTATTGTAGTAAAGTCTATCATTTACACTCAAACCATGATTTGGGAGATATATTTGTTTGGTAGGAACAAACATCTGGGTAACACCCACACCAGGGTTGGAGAAGGTTATGGTAGAACCAACACCAACAGTGCCAACACCTACAACTTCTTGTGGGTAGAAGTAATATTCCTTATTGATTTTAAGAGCACTGGTTGTTTTCAGAGCACCAACGTTAATACGGAACTTGCGAGGATCCTCAAATAGAATTGTACTGTTGGTATGCGCCAAACCACAGGAGATGCCATCATATTCTCTTCTAACACGAATTCTTCTTGATCTGTCATCAATATTCAGAACTTTTATATTCTCTGTTCCAATACCAAGGATATCATTCTCACGAATGGTTGGATAGTTTAGATCACCGGACACATAGAAGTAAGTGGTAAGACCTGTAACACTTGTAGAACCGACTCCAAGAGTTAATACAAAGTTATCTGTTCTAATACCAAGTCTGGTATTTGTAACTCCAGAGTAACCACTGAAAGTTGTAGATAGTCCAGAGATAGTTACTATATCAGTGTTATTAAATGGAATAGACTGAGTAGAGAAACCAATAAATTGATTCAAATTCTGGATATTTCCAAACTCAATATTATCTAAACCTGTGGTCTCAAAGTTAATGTAATTTACATCAACACCAGCTACTCTCTCTACACGACCTTGTGCGTCAGTTCCACTAGTTCCTTCATTGTTAATCAGAATACGGTCATTGACTTTGTAGAAATTACCTCCAGTAGTAATACCAATACTCTCAATAGATCCTTTAGATATACTAAGAATATCTAGTGATTGATTTTTTTCTTTATCAGAGTTAAACACATAATCATAACCACTATTGTCATCATTAGTATGATATGCAATCGTGTTTCTAAACCACTCACCATTCTCCAGGTTGTAATCACTTTGATTACTCAATACACCGAAGTTAGCGGTATTTGGTTTAGAATAGAATGTATTTCCAATGAAGTAGGGGAATGTAGGTCTTCTATAGTTTTTAAAAGGACCAGTAGAATCAACACTAAAAGTATTCAGAGTTGAGAAATAACAATATCTACCAGTTGGATAATCGGGAGTCACACAGAAACGACCATTATGTTCGTCGAGATCTCCTCTATCTGTGAAAATATAATCCTCAATAAAATATCCAAGAGGGAACAATGATGTTGGTGGTCTATTGGTAGGATTGGTTCTTAGTTCATACCCAGAAATCATCTGAGAAATATTACCACCCTGTGGATCAGTAAATCCATAAGGACCATAGATCGGGTTACCATCATATGCCCAACCAAGAATAGGTGAGTGATAAGAACTTGTTTTCTCTATACCACCAGCCAATGTAAGGTCAGAGATACCGTACTGTGTTTCGTCACTACCAGAGATGACATAAGTGTTAGATCTTAGAGGTCTTGGTGCATAGAGGTGACAATACTCAAGTGAAGTATCATCAATACTTTCACTAACAAAACCATCATCAACACCAATGTTATCAAAATCTCTTTCAAAAAGGTTGACATTCCAGTTTCTGATTACAGCTT